ACCTGAGCAAAACGCTGCGCTTCGGAGAAAATATTGGGGTCCGAAACCGGCACCACATCCATCGGGCCGTCAAAGTCCGAACGCTTAACAAGCAACTCGCCCGTCTCGTCCTTGACCTCCTCGTCCTCCAGATACATCTGGTTGAGACGGTGCAACACTTTAAGCGTGCGACCCATCGCATCATGCAGTCGCGCATGAATAGCAGAGAACACCGCCATGCCCTGCTCAATACGGGCGAGCTGAGTCCCGACCGGCATGTTGCCTTGGTTTTCAGAAATATCTTCTAGCGTTGTACGAACAACACCCTTACCGGCTTCAACCAAGAAGCCCAGCAACGCCATCAAAGTTTGCGAGGGCTGATTAAACGGAATCGGCATCGCAATCTTGCGAATGTCATCGCTAAATGCGCCGCCTTCGATCTCCTTCACTTCCGTTGGATCAATGCGCTCGGACTGACCGCCTTCGCGGCCGCCCTTGAGCTTGAGCATGCCGGGGAAGTTGGCAATGTGCGCAGAGTCCAATAACGCACGCAACGCACCCGTCGCCGCTGCCGAGATACCGCCAATCATCTGCGGGATGCCAATCGGGTACGCACCACGCCACGGGACGAAGGGGAACTCAATGATCCACTGCATTTCCTCCAGCGTCTCGTCTTCTTCGCGCCAGTTGCGGTAGATGCTCAAAACTTTGCCGGTGATCTTATCGACCGACACGATGTACGGCGCTAATCCGTACTCGTCTTCTAAGTCGGCAATGACGTAAATCTCAAAGATCGTACGCAGCCCATCGTCGTTGTAGGCGTTGGAGTTGCGACCTTCGATTTTGTTGTTCGCCGTCTCAGACTTGGAGTATTCCGGCTCAACCGATGCCAGCGGAAGATCCACATCCCGATACATCCCCGAACGCACGCGCTGGAGATACTCAATCTCTGTCACGTATTGAACGTGCGTCTTGCGCTCAGCGGAGTAAAAGTTCGTCGCCGCAAAGGGGAGGTAAATATCGTCAATCGCAATAAAAAGCGGCGTCGGACGCTTCTTGTTGGAATCCCAACTGAGCTTCAAATACTGAGCGCCACCAAGCGGCACTTGAGTCAGAAGCTGCTCCAACTCCGCCCGGAACTCGGGCATCTGCTGCGTCAACTGCCAATTGAGATACTTGGTCTTACGCTCCGCCTTCGCTACTTTTTCAGCGGTTGGCGTGCCAAAGATGTAATCCTTTGCAGGACCCTCAGGAGGGAAAAGCTCTTTGACGGCTCGGGCGGAGAAGTCCACGCAGACTTCTGTGAGCATCGGGTGCACGACTTTACTTGCGCCCTGAAACGAAGCGCCGCCCGGTGCATCATCTCCAAGTCCCGTCCGTCGTAATCCCTCTTCATACTGCTCATCACGCTTCGACCGCGCTTCCTTGTCCTTGGCAATTTGCCCAAGCAAATCCTGCGCAATCTGATCCATTTCCCGCTCGGGCATGGACTCGGCAAGGTTTGCGTAAAACTCAGAATCCGCAGCCGGAGCAGATTCCTCTTCCAGACGCACAATCGCGCCGCCGTCTTCGGTGTCCTCTACCTCGGCAATCTCATCCTCAGGTAGTTCCAACATCTCCCCAAGTTCTTCTTGGGCTTCGTCAAGCGGCTCGTTCTCAGACGCCATAAGGGTTCATCCTCGGACGGGAATTAACAATGAGCCTCGGCTGCAACGGCTTAGGCTTACTCACGCTTATCATATCTTTATCCGCAAGGAAACGTAAACCTTGGGTGCAAGCGTCCATCAAGTCGTCATGGCGGATGCTGCCTTCGCCGCTAAAGGCGCAGAGTTGATAGAGCAACGGCTCCGCCCACGAGCGAATCTGACCCTTGCGCTTCTCGGACTCTACAAACCACACCATCCCACCGGCAAACAAGTGCGAAACCATGTGAAGGCGGGTGAGTTTCGACGCCTTTCCGGGGTTGTACGCATGCGCCAAGATATTTTCTCGCGCCAGCATTTGTCTGAGGCTTATACCGCTGCCTTTGTCTTCAATCACGATGGTGTCGGGCTTTCTGCCAGTGCCCATTTGCCGAGACGGACCAATCATCGGCTTAATCAGCGGTCTTTGACTGTCGTCGCCGTAGTAAACCTCACGCTCTTTGTGCACCCGCTTGATCAAATCCGGCATTCCGAGCCGGTCTTCCCAACAATCCAGCAGCATAATGTTCGGTTTGTCCTCGTTATAGAACAAACCCAACACCACACACGCACTCGGGTCGGCATCGGAGGTCTTCTTATCCCGCGTCTGCTCGGTAAAGGCGGTATCCATGCTCATTACGATGTGCTCAAACACCGGCAAGGGCTTTTTTGCAGGCCACAACTTGATCCAGTTGCGCTTAATGATCCCCTGCTCCTCGGGATTGAGCACTTCGGCGTGAATTTCCTGCCGTCCGAGCGTCGTGCCTTCAAATTTCAGCAGCTGTTGTTGGAAAGTCGGGGCCAAATTCGCAATATTTTCGTACGTAGACGCCCGAACGACCGCCACATCGTCGCCATCGCGCTCAATGAGCTCGCGAATCAACGCTTTGGGCTTCGGCGTCGTCGTTGCCACGATTCTTGGGTGCTTTCCAAGGCGCAGCGCAAACATAATCATGTCCCACGCCTCTTGATCGTACTGCCACGCGGCCAATTCGTCGCACCACGCGCCATGCCACTGACCACCGCGAAGCCGATCTGGCGTCTCTGCGCTGATGCCTTTGATGAGTGAACCGTTCTTGAGCACAATTTCCGAAAGCGAACGGTTGTATTCCTTCACCACGCGCTCTGGAATCACACTCATCAGCCCCGAATCACCCTCAAAACACGTATCACGTACGTCCGCAGAGGTCGGCGCACTCACAAGCCACCGGCTTTCGGGCTTTTGATACGCCTGAAACCACAGCCACTCCGCTGCCGCACGGGTTTTACCTGCGCCACGACCCGCGAGCATGAGCCAAATCGTCCACTTACCCGGCGGCGGAGCCTGATGTTTGTGTCTTTTACCCACCCACTCCGTATGCGCATTTAGCGCAATCAACTCCTCGGTCGTGAGTTTGTTCAGATCCTCAAGGATCTTCTTGCGTTTCGGGCTGATTGGCTCTTGTTGAGGCGCAGCCGTAGCCGGCGCAGTAGGGGAGGGCGGGGGTCCCTGAGCGGTCATGTTAGCGATAACGCGAGGTCTTCTTGGCTATGGACTTCGGCTGCTTTACAAACTGCTGGCCCTTTGCCTTGCCCTCGCGCTTAGCCCTTGTCGTTGCCGCGTATTCCTGCGGAGTCAGCGACTTAATCGCAGCAGCGGGGAGATACCGTTCGCCCGTTTTAGACGAAGGTTTCCCAGACTTTGTGCGCCAATCTTGCGCGGTCCAGTCTTTAAGCGATCTTTGCGACGGTTTCAGTGGCATCGCCATAACTCCCAAATGCTTCTAGATATTCCAAGGCGTTTTTTAAAACAAACGGACTGTCTTTAAACATTCCTAAAGCACGATTGCATTGCTTACACAACACGCCTCTAAACTCGCCGGTCTGATGATTGTGGTCAATTGCGCTGTCAATTAACTCAATTTCAGTTTTGCAAATTGCACAGCATTCTTCTTGACGTTCGTATGCAGTAACAAGCTGCTCAGGAGTAATTCCACGACGAGCGCATCTTTTTGCAAGCGTCCAACTATCTTTAGTTCGGTACTCCCGAACACGATCAGGATTCTCAACGGTCCATCTGCGATGTTCTTTGTAAAGACAAGTATTGCATCGGCTCTTAAGCAAATGCTTCATGTCTCCACCACGAGAACGAAATGCGGAAAAAGGCTTTTCTTCTCCGCACATTGTGCAAACTTTAGTCACGGTAGCCGCCGCCTTTTTCTTTATATTTCTTGGCTAACAACTGACTTTTACGGGCGGACCATTGCCCTGCGGCGGTGCCTTGTGTGGCCGATGCCTTGATTTGATTGAAGAGCTTCTTGCGCATCTCGGGCTTTGTGTAATTGCCCGCTGCGTTGACCTTAGATTTCGTTGCCATGTCCGTCCACACTCCACGTTTCTGTCTGTCGCTTGAGCCTCGGCCAATCCGAAGCCGTAATAAACGATTTGTCTTGGACTAACAAATGATTCGTAGGTTGCGCCGTAAAGCGCCCGTTGTCCAGTTTGATGAAGTAAAACTCTTTGCTCTGCTCGGGCTCCGCACTAAAGCCATCTAGCATCGGGATCGCTGTAAACATGTACGTGCCTGCGCATTCCAGCTTAGACCGCAGCCGGGTCTTGATACGGGTCCCTTCAAGAAAGGGATATTCCAGCACGCTGAAGTGAATGCCATAACAATCCCAAGTCTGTGCGTCGGCGGGGTCCCAGCGTG